CCTGCAATCATCGTGGGGCCTGATGAGCTCTTCGGCTCTTTCAACGGCATACTGAAGAACAAGATCTTTGTGGTGGTGAATGAGCCCTCATCAGATAGAGAGGACCACTCAGCTAAGCTGAAGAACTTCATCACATCCAAGGAAATAACTATAAATAATAAGTATGGCCAGCAATATTCCATAGAGAACTATATGAACTTCGTGTTCACGACTAACCGGCCCTACGTCACCACGATGGGGAACAACGCACGCCGTGAGGCAATCTATAAGCCGGAGACACTGACCAATCAGGAGACTCGGCCCATGGTGACGGCGCTCATGAAGTGGGCAAGGGCTGGCGGGTTTGGCCAGGTGCTCAATTGGTATTACCTTAGGGACATTGCTCACTTTGACCCGTTCCAAGCTGCACCGGAGACAAAGCGCAAGGCGCAGGTGGTGAAGATGAGCCAATCGCCAACTCAGCAATTTGTCAATGAGCTTCTTGAGTGGATGAAGATCCACATTGGGGACATGGCGTTCTTCACCAATCAGCAGCTGCAAATACTCTACCGGACGTGGCAAGGGGATGAGAAGATGCCACATACGAAGTATGTCAAGGCGGCGCTGTCGAGCATTACACCGGGGGATGAGGCCATCGTGTTCATGAAAAAAGATGACCAGGATGCTGGGAAAAACGTCACAGTGAGGGGCTGGTTCATTGGTAATACGCGGGACTGGGAGAGTTGTAATAAAAGACAAATCGCAAAAAAGACAGCTGACGCAATTGCGAAAGAAGTACAAAGCAGCACAGACTCGTTCTAAATTACAAAACTTATTACTCAAAAATTACATGAAAAAATGCTCTAAGTTGTTGTTACGATTCTCTAATTACAATATTACATATATTACTATCTATAAATCTAAATATATTTATATATATATATACACTATCCTATATAGTTTTCGCGATGTTTGTAATCTTTTTTGTAATCCGCCAAAACTGCATAAAAGAGTGTACTCTGGCACAACGAGGTGTGTATAATGACAACTATGACTGAACCCACAAAGCCCGGGCGTGGTCGCCCCACGACGTATGACCCCGCTCTTTGCGCCAAGATCGAGGGCATGGGAAAGCTGGGCCTTTCACGTTGGCAAATCGCTTCGCGTCTTGAGATTGCGCCCAACAATCTCCGTAACTGGGAAGGCGCACATGAGGATTTTCGAGCAGCCTTAGAAATAGCGCGTCTTGATGCGCTTGATTACTACGAGTCTCTTGCACAGAATCACATGATTGAGAACCCCGGCGGGCCGAAGCTGAACACAGGTCTTTGGTCTCGGTCCATGGCTGCTAGGTTCCCCGCTGAATACCGCGAAAACTCCAAAGTCGAAGTCACAGGCAAGAATGACGGCGCCATCGAGGTCGATGTCGTACATGACTTTGCGCAATCACTCGTTACTGATCTCCTAGCTGCAAGGCAAGCCGATGCTGAAGCCGGCGATAGCAAATAGGCTAGCGCAAAAGATCAAGTCGGGGCCAAACCTCAATGCTGCTTCGCCAGAGTGGCAGGCGGCACTCAAAGCCCGCATCAAATGGTTATCCATTGCCAACAACCATCAAATCACTCCAAGTGGTGACTGGTGGTCGATTTGGTTGCTTTTAGCCGGTCGTGGCGCAGGCAAAACACGATGTGCTGCTGAGTGGTTGTGGTGGGAAGCATGGTCGCAGCCTAATACACGTTGGCTCGTATCAGCACCCACATCAGGCGACGTTCGTGACGTGTGCTTTGAAGGTGACTCAGGGCTTAAGTCCGTCATCCCTGAAATACTGATCGAAGACTACATTAAATCGCTGCATGAGATCAAGCTCAAGAATGGCAGCATCATTAAAGGAATCGCTGCGTCTGAGCCTTCCCGCTTCCGTGGCCCACAGTTCCATGGTGGTTGGCTTGATGAGCTCGCAGCCTGGGACTACCTTGATGATGCATGGGACATGCTGCAATTTGGTATGCGCCTGGGCCAACACCCCAAGATCATTGCCACCACAACCCCAAAGCCTAAGCCCCTGATTGTGGATCTGGTCAATCGTGACGGCGACGATGTATGCTACACCACAGCATCCACGTACGACAACATCAAGAACTTAGCCCCCACATTCCAAAAGCAAATCCTGCAGTATGAGGGCACAAAGCTTGGGCGCCAAGAAATCTATGCTGAGATCATTGACCCAGAAGAGGCGGGCATCATCAAGCGTAACTGGTTCAAGCTATGGCCGCATGACAAACCCTTGCCTAGGTTTCAGTATGTTGTGCAAAGCTACGACTGCGCCACGTCAGACAAGACCAAGAATGACCCGACTGCGTGCGTTGTCTTTGGCGTGTTCAAGCCTAATGACGACAAGCCCATGTCGGCGATGATCATTGATTGCTGGGAGGAGCACCTGCAATACCCAGACCTAAGACCCAAAGTCATTGACGAAGCGTCCAGTATCTACGGCGATGACAACGAGTTTGGCTCAGGCAAGAAAGTCGACATGATACTGATCGAGGACAAGTCGGCAGGCATCTCCCTTGTGCAAGACCTGCAACGCGGTGGCCTGCCTGTGAGGAGCTACAACCCCGGCTCTGCAGACAAGATGATGCGGCTCAATTTAGTGGCGCCCATCATCCAACGTGGCCGCATCTACATCCCAGAGTCAACCACCACGCCCGGTGCCCCAAGGTCATGGGTTGAACCCCTGATTAACCAGCTCTGCGCCTTCCCAGAAGTCAGGCATGACGACCTTGTTGACGCAACATCGCAGGCCCTCAGACTTTTGCGAGACTTAGGGTTCTTGAACATTGATCCGGTATACAATGCCGATGACTCATACGACGAGGACCGCCGGCCGCGGATCAACCCATATGCCCTCTGAGAACGACTTTGCACGTATTAGAGCTGAGATGCTCATGCAGCAAGCAGAGTCACCGTCGTACGACGATGGCGCCAGTTTGTTGATGCAAGACCCCAACATGATGCGGGTCGGACTCTTCGGACGTAAGCCGCCTAAGCCCATGGAGCCGCCTGTGAATCTTGGGCGACGTGGCATTATTGGCATGGGGCAAGCTGCACAGGAGAATTTGCCTGCTGTGCGGCCTGCAGATATCCCACTGCCGCAGTCTTCTATGCTGCCTACGCCTATGTCTACGCCCGGTGCAATGCAGCCTGCACAGCCTCCTGTGCAACAACCTACACCACCGCACACCCTTACGCCACTTGAGGCATTGGCACAGAATGCAATTAATACGCCAATGTCGCGCCGCGAGGTGCTTAAGCGTGCCGGGCAAACTGCAGTGAACCAAATGCTGCCTACCCCAGGTATCTCTGATGCGCTATCTCCTTTGCAACAAGCTGTTAAGCCTGACCCTCTCAAAGCAGTTAAAGCAGCTGTGTTAAGCGCGTTATCACCAAGCGCACATGACGTAGCTGCAGCTTATGAAGACCCTTTTGCAATGTATGGCGCGGTCTCTCCAATACTTGAAAAATACATGACAGCAAAAGAGAAAAAAGCTCTTGAGCAAGGCATGCAACTTTATCTAGAGTACGACGATTTGGAAGAGGCACCTGCAAAAGATGCAAACAAAATCTATAAAGCGTTCGACATATATGACAACGCGATATACAAGGCAGGCGACGAGATACCTTTTGAGACGCATATGCAATACTTTTCTCGAGACCAAGACAAGCTAAATCTTTCAGACTTGGAAGATAGCGGTTTTGAAGGAGAGATAACTCCTGAAGTTTTTGAAGAATTGAAGAAGCAAGATTGGGCGCAGGATATCTTCAATGACTTTGACCCGCCAAACAACACTCGGAGATAAATGTGCCCTCTGAGAACGACTTTGCACGTATTAGAGCTGAGATGCTCATGCAACAGGCGGAGTCTCCGTCGTATGATGACGGCGCCAGTCTTTTGATGCGAGACCCCGCCATGATGGAGGTTGGTCTCTTTGGCCGCAGGCCACCTAAGCCCATGGAGCCGCCTGTCAATCTTGCAAGACGCGGCATCATCGGACTTGGGCAAGCAGCACCTGAGAATCTGCCTGCTGTGCGGCCTGCAGACATCCCACTGCCACCCTCATCTCCGCTGCCTGCGCCATTGTCAACGCCTGGCGCAATGCAACCAGCACCGGTACGCCCGCCCGTACAGCAACCCACGCCGCCTCATACACCTACGC